GCTTTACTAAAGTTCTTAGCTGAAATTGCGTCAGTTGGTGTATTTAATGTGTCAAATAATGGCTTGCTGACTAGTGTTGCGTGATCTTCAGTCGCTACAACTGAGTCTGTTAATGCTTTTCCAAAATCTTTGGCAGTAACAATATCAACTGGTGTAGATAGAGTGTCCGCTAGAGGTTTATTTAGGGTAAACGTTCTAACTTCAGAGAACCCAAGTGTTGCGTCAGTTAATGCTTTGCTAAAATCCTTTTTGGATATAGCATCACTTGGAGTTACTGAATCTGCTAATGGTTTACTTAGAAGTTTAGTCCAAGAATCTGGAACAGTTATTGAGTCAGTGACTGCCTTGCCAAAATCTTTCGCAGTTATATTTGATGTTAAACTAATCTCGTCTTGAGCATTGACCACAAGGATCTTAACCATAGACTGTAGAGAAACACTAATATCAAATTCGTTACGAATATCATATTCACCGAACAGCGCCAAACCAGATGGGTGAACAAGAGTCTTAACAATAGATTTGTAGGATTCTAAACGCTCATCAATTTTTAAAACATATGAATATGCCTGATAGTAACGACTGTCTTGGATAAAGATAGCGTCATCAAGGAACCCATCATTGTTGCGATAGTATCCAGGATACTTGGTTAGTGGACCAAGCGTAACTCTGAAAATGGCAGGATCGTCTGGATTGATAACTGCGTCTTTAGAATCATAGAAGAATTCGCGGACAATATCTCCAGAGTATGTACCATCAAACGCAGCGCCGTGTAGTCGATTATATGCTAAAGTTACAGTACCATTAGTAGCTGAGCCAGAGGTATGAGTAGGTGGTGTTGAAGAAGTAGTACCACCAACTGTTACGTCGTATAATCTATTTTGAAAGTAAAGCTGATCACCAACAACGTATGTAGTTCTAGGTAACCATGCGTTAGAAACGTCCTGAGCATAATCAGCAGCGTTAATAAAACCCTGTTCACTGAAACCGCTTGTAGTTTCAAAAATACTATATCCGCTTTGAACGCCGATGTTAGCAGTCGCTGATGCTCCAGTTCCTGAACCACCAGCAATAATAACTGTTGGAGCCGTAACATATCCACTACCAGGAGTTGCGACTTTAATGTTGGTAATAACGCCACCAACAATAGTAACTTCACCAATAGTTGCTGCTGTTGTAAACCCACCACCAGATAAAGCGACTATTGGTGGTGTTGTATAACCAGAACCACCAGAAATAATCTCAATAGAAGTTACTGCGCTAGAAATTGTTGAAATTCCTAAAGCAGTTTGACCTGCGCCAGTAGTTGTTTGCCCAGCTTCAGCTAGAATAGTGGCAGTAAAGTCAGTTTCATATCCAATACCGTACTTAACATATTCAGCTGCTAAAATACCACCATTAGTATCAGTGTTTTTAATCTTAACGATAGAACCGCTACCGTTACCGTTCTTAATTGGGTACAGCTGACCTGGACGGAAGTTCTTACCTTTTTGTAGAACCTCCAGTTTAGAAGTTGTTGCTACAATAGTGGCATCAAAGATACCTTCATAACGTAATCTATCACCAACAGAAATATCACCAAAGAAACGACGATCAATATAGAACTCGTATGTGTCTGGTGAAATTTGAACGAAACGGTCAACTTCAATTTCAACATCTTGACGACGATCAACTAGAACGCGAATGATACGGTTTGGTGTGATAACATCAACCAATCTACCAACGATGTCGTTAGGATTGCCTGCGTTTACTCTAGCAAAAACAGAAACGTCTTGGTTCCACTTACCATCAGAGGCTCTTAGAATCTGACGCCCTGGATAATCAACAGATACGTTCTTGTTATAAAGAAGTCTAAACAGTAACTTGAAAGATGCTTCAGAACCTTTGGCTAAGTGAGCATCTTTGATATTGGATAAAAGAAATCTCTTATCTGTAGTTGGACTTTCAAATACTTGTGGCGCTAATTCGTTTCTGAAATATTCAAGAAAACGATCTAACGTCTTATCAATATCTCTGAGTTCGTATAAGTCAGCATCATTTTGTTCCAAATACTCATAGTACGCTTCTAAGAAGGCTACGAATGTTGGATAGTCATCCCTGATAAATCCAGGGAGTTGACTAGCGACTATTCTTGATAACTTAGGTCTTTGTGCCATTATGAGCGACTTGTAGTAAATTGATAGTTCTTACCAGCACGCAGGTCACCACTTGCAGTTTCATCAGCAATAGCACGAATATCTAAGTGATCGCGAGCAATCTCTGCGATTTGTGTATATGCTGAAACAACGTCGTAAGAAGAAGGACGAATAGAAATCTCAAAATCAATATCAGCAATCGCAGTAATATGTAGGTTTTTAATATTGATTATACCTTCAGCGTAATCAACAGTACCGATAGTTGGATTAACAATAATCTTTTCAGCTGATGGTCCAATATAGTAAAGGCGCATATTACCAACACCATCATCATCTAGATAATGAACAATATCGCTACCGAAAACAAATACCCCAGTAGTATAGATTGAGTTTTGTGCCAAGCCAGTTGTATAAATCGGGTTAACGATGTTCAACATATATTGAGCACTTACGTTATATCTCGGAGCGATTTTACGGCGAATTAAAACAGTAGTATTATTGTTAACAATACCTTTTTCGGTAGTGTCAATTAGACGAGATAATTTAGAATGACGGAACACTCCATCAAAACGCTGAAGGTCATCATCATCATATTTAAAAATAGTTTGACGGACTAACTCTTCAATTTCACCAGCTGTTCTAGTAGTTTCACGTGGGTTAAAATATACTGTGCAATCTAAAGCAATGTTAAGGTATTCTGGATCTAAAATTTCAGGAATAACAGAAACTACGTTCTTGTTAGAAAGAATTGTAGTGATGATGTCATTCTTTTGTTGATTGGTTAGTTTGTTGGCAGACTTTGGTCGTACACAAATAAAGGTTTTACCATAAACAGGTGGGTTGTTATCTTCGCCACCCCAAACAGTTACTGATTTCGCTTCAGCAAACTGATTGTAAATAATTGTCTTATAGTCATCAGTAGTAACTGCTCTGTTTTGAGCAGCGTACATACGTGGCGCATTGAACTTGATAGAATCAATGTCTTCCGCTACTGAACCGCCACTTGCTGGGTTTACTACGTATACTTGAAGATTAGCTCCAGAAACTGGAGGAACTCCGTTGTAATAGAATACTCGCGCACCATTTGGAGCATCTAGAGCAGACACCATATAGTCAATGTTTACAACGTTACCATTCTCTAGTGACTGACCAATAACGCCATCACCAAATGTTAGTTCATATAATCCGTCATCAATTTCTTTAACCCAATAAACACGAGTTGTTGAATCAGCGTCAACTAATGACCCAGCTTGCGTAAATGTGTTAAACTCTGAACTTGTTGAGTTTTCTTGAACACGAACACGTAATGTTGCTAAGTCGACGTTCTGATTGGGGATGATATACTTTTGATTATCAGAAACAATATACTTGTAAGATAGGTTATAACCTTGAGTGATACGAACATTGTTAATGTTGTATACTGTTGAAGAACCAGTAGCTGATACTGGTTCTCTATTATAGAAAGTATATTGTTTACCATCAACAGTAGAAGTAAATTCACTATATGCTGGAATAATTACAACTGATGGTCCAGCTGAAGGTGATGTGATTTGAATATTAACATCCGCATAAGAGCAAGTAGCTGACCTTGGTGTATAGCCAAGAGTCTTAGCCAACGAAACAACACTGTTTCGTTTGATAGCTGAATCTAGGAATAGTTCGTTTACCGCAAGATTATCATAGATTGCGTTATAGTGTGTATTATACGCTAGAATGTCTAGAATAACTGATAGACCAGAGCCTTCAAAATCGTAGTCCTGAAACTCGCTTTGACCTCTAAGGAACTCTTTCAAGTTCGCTTTAATCTGGTCAAAATCTAACTCAGTAATGTTAATCTTTTTATTAGCCATAGGTTATCTCGTTCTTTCCAGTACCACATCTACGGTAAGTGGGCGTTCGGTATTGACAATTTTAAACAATATTGAAATTATAAGTTCGTTATTGTCTTGTCTAAAATTTACAGTAACATCAATAATCTCAACTCTAGGCTCAAAAGCAGTAAGCATTTCAAGCAATGCTTTTCTCAAAGTAGCCGTAACCAATGGAGACGGTGTTTCAAACATTAGAGCTCTAATAGGACTGCCAATTTCACTATGAAACGGACGCTCATAGTTAGCAGTCAAAACCAAATTTTTAAGGGACGCTTTAATTGCGTTTTCATCGAATCGACGGACGATGTCTTTCGTCACTGGGTGAGCAGTGAAATTTAAGTCGATATCGGAAAAGATTCTTGTGTTTCGTGCCATACTTATATTTAGGTTTACCCAGCAAATGTGTTTGGAGATCCTACAGAAACAGCGTCTCCACAGGCAATATCATCACCAATTCTAGCACACCACTTACCTTCAATTCTAACTTTTGTAGATCCACCGATAACAATCCTAGCATCAGTTGGGTGAGTATTTTTTCCGCAAGTATGCGCTGCATACTTAGTTGTATCTTTTAATTGAACAAACTGACCATTGACCTTTGTTCTTGATGAATATGGTCCAACAGCATTTGTTGGAGGAAAACATCCGTGTCCAGTTGAAATTTTACCTTCTAACGCTACTGATGCCATTTTATTTCCTTATATTCTGTACAGCGTTTTGTAATGCTAGTTTACCTGGAGTCCAGTTTTGATCGCTCAAGTCTATTTCAAAAATTGTAGTAGCAATAACTGATTGTATTCCGCCACTTATTGGACCAGCAGTAGCTGTGTATGTAAATTTACGATACCGAGTTCTATCAGGAGTAAATGAAACCATTTCCCAATAATCACTTGTGTTCAACTTTTCCCAAACACCAACTCCAATTGGCTCTGTGTTCATAGTATCAATTGTTATCAAATCTCTGTCTATTTCTAGATATTCAACAATATCATTAAACACTGGTCCATAGTACCCAGAAATAGTTGCTGTGTCATAGTCATCACTTGATATAACAATTGTTGCTGGGTTTACTTCATTAGCAACAATTCTTACTGGATAATAAGTTCTGATTATTTCCCCAGGAGTTACTTCCCCTGTTACTGGATCAGTTGTTCCTGCGCCTGTAGTTTCTTCGTAATACTGTACACTATTGCTAAACGTTGTTTGTTGACCATATGTGCCCAACAAAGCTGTTTCTGGAATCCAAGGCATAATTACACCAACTTAAATCCGCCACGTGGGAAAGTACCTTGATATGTTGCGTGGTTAAGCATTGTGAACATATCTCCCTTATTACCAGACTGACGAACAGCTACGTGAATCCAATAAGAAGCACCGTTTTTGTCATACTCCATAATAATCTGAGCCCAAGATGGTAGCATCTTAGCAATTTCAATACACTTGTTATAAGTGTCTTGCTTGCCTCCTGGGAACACAATATCAGCAGCACAACCAGCAACGTGATCGCCACCTTCTAGAATTGGTTTGCCGTTCTTATCAACGCCCAAGTCTCCAGGTGCAGCACCAAATGGTGGTCGACGGAAACCAGAAGTGATAGTGAATGGCCCAAACTTCTCGCGGATTGGATCAAGTGCGTTAGTACATAGGTTCTTAAGGTTAGCAACAATTTGTTGTGGTGTATGTTTAATGCCGTTTTTATCAACATATGTTACACGAGGAATACGAACACCACCTTTAGTTAGGTCACCAAGTGTAAAGTGTTTAGACAACTTTAGACCTGCTTGATACTGCTCAGCTGGCATGTTGTTAATCTGATCAAGACCCGCAACTGGTCCAGGAGAATCAGATGAACTATTCTTAGGTGTTTCAGTATTGTTTCTCATAAGTAGTTGATGAGTTATCAGTTTGTGAAGTACTGATTTGTGGATTCTCGTTTTGCGCGATATGGAGCAACGTCGCCTGCTCCTGGTGAATCTAAACCAACTTCAGAACCACGAGTAGAAACAGCTAGAGGTGGTAGGCGATCAACGCCAGAAGTACCACGTGTTTCAACTGGAAGTTCAACCTCAGCAATGTTAGCGTCTTTAGCAGTTAATGCTCCCTCAGCCTCATCAGCGTCACTAGCAGAAGAAGCGCTACCATTTTGAATATCAACGATAGCACCATCAATAGCCACGTCACCACCAGCTTGAACGCTAAACTTACCACTTGATTCAAAGTTACCAACACCACCAGACTTAACGTTCATATCAGAACCAGATGATACGCTTAATTGATCTCCTGATCTGATATTCAACTTGTTAGCAGCGTCAACGTTAACAACACCAGCAGCCTTCTGATGAATGTCGTTATCAGCTTCGCTAAAAATACCACCAGCAGTTTTGTTGTTGATATTACCTTGAGTTTCAGTATTAACAGAAGCGGCAGTCTTGATGTTGATATCCGCCCCAGCTTGAATATTTAGACCAGTTCCTGCTTTGATGTTAAATTGGCCAGTAGATTCCATATTGATCTTACTTGCCTTGGCGTTCAACGTAGAACCAACTGCTAAGTTAGCATCACCAGATACGTTAATGTTAGCGTTGTTATAGATGTTAATGTTAGCAGCGCCAGATACTTCTAAGTTAAATACGTTATCTGTGCGAAGGTTCATTGCGCCATCAACAGTGACACAATATGCGCCTTGAACGTAAATAAAGCCATTACGTTCCATAACCTGAAACCCATCGCCAACGATGCGGTTTACTTGTGTTCCGTTAGCATCAATCTCAGAGAATGTGCCCGACTTATGATAAGTGTGGATACGTTCAGAACCAGGAGTATCGTCCCACTCTTGAACGTGCCCTGACTCGGTTTGAGTAACCTTGTTAAATGGGTACTGAGCATTATATGGGTTTGGTGATTGATCCCAAGTACCACCATTGGCAATAGGAACACCTGACTTTAGAGCAGCTTCCTTCTTAAGAACGATAGTACGTCCAAGGTTGTTACCAGTGGCTAGTCTGTTAGTATCAGGCTCGTTTTTATAGAGAGGATACTTACCATTTGGGTCTTGGAATCCAACTGCTGGATCAACGCCAGTACCATTACTGATAGAACCATCTGGATTCTTTTCGCCTGCAGGGGCGACGTTTGGTTTGGTTGGCTCGTTTTCAAGTTTTGCCAACATCGCTTTGGCTTGACCTTGAGAAGAACCAGCTACCTTAGTCAATTCATTAACAACGTCTTCTGGTTTTGCGTTATACAACCCAAGATTAGCGGCGAGTTCAGTAACAGTGCCACTGTCATTAGGAATACCTAGATTGCTTGCCACTTCAGATAGACTGCTACCAAATTCGCCAAGTAATTCTGAAGCTCCACTCTTTAAATCATCAAGAGCGGAAAGTGGTCCACTAAGATCAATTGAGCTGACAAGCTCTTTGATCGAAGTTTGGGCAGCAACAATACCAGCAAGTAAGTCTTTGTTAAGACCACTAAGAGCCTCACTTAAACCAGAATCTAGACCAGGAATTGACGGTATAGAACCACCAGCAACTGCACCAATATCTGGAACTGTAGGTACATCTGGAATTGGATCTGGTGTTGGTGAAGATGCCGCAGCAACAGATGGCTTGGCTGGGGTTGCTACTGAATCGTCAATTGGTGTTTGTTTAGAAACACCAGAGAAGTCAGTACCTTTTGCTACCTTGTCGTTATCGGCAATTGACGCAGTTGGTGGTGGAGCTTTTGGATTATTTCTAAAATCCCACTCTGATTGTAGAGTAGTTTTAATCTGCGCCCAAGTCGTTTTTGCTTTATTTCCAGACTTGTAATATGAACCATTTGGACCACCATACGGATATCCAAGATTATATGGATCTTCAATAGAAGCAAATTCAGCAGCTAGAGATTTGCCAGCATCCATCAACAACTTTTCGTTGTTCTTGTCTGGATTTTTGTAATATGCTACCAAAGCTGGACGTTTTTTAGCAACAAGATATTCTTGACATATAATATCCTGAGTCTGCTCACTGAAAGGTTGGTTGATGTCAATATTAAGTGCTTGACAAGCAGACTTCAATGTGATTGGAATTGTTTGATACTTACCGACAGCAAACAGACGATTAGGATCACCTGGAGGTAATGACTGTTTAGCCATAATCTCCTTGATTGACATTTTAGTCAATTCAAGTTTACCGCCAGCTGGAATAATTTTACCATTTGCAGTACCACGGTTGAATGCGTTATATCCTTCTGCACCAGACTCAGCTTTAGCTACCAATCTCGCCAGTGGTCCAACAATTTGACCATTATCAGTAACTACCTTACCAAACGTTTGGCCAGTTGAAGCGGCTCCAGCTGGTTCTTGAGCTGGAG